ATATCTACAATTACACGGATACAAAATTAAAATGACTGGTCCGCGTTTACGCAAAATGGTTAACTATATTCGTTCAAATGGCTTAATTCCTTTAATAGCGACGTCACACGGCTATTTTACAAGCGATTGTAAGCAAACTATACTCGAACAAATAACAAGCCTTCAGGAACGTGCAAACTCAATTGAACGATGCGCACAAGGATTAAAGAAATTTTTGTAGTTTTTTTTAAAAGCTATTGTTATATTAAAAATTAATATTATATTTGTAGAAAATTAAACAAAGTTATATGAAACATTTATTAAAAAGTCTGGCCGCGTTCCAGCAAGAAGTGAAAGTAATTCACAAAGAAACACAAGGGTACGGGTACTCATATAGTGATCTCCCTAAAATATTTAGCGAAGTAAATCCATTACTACAAAAACACGGATTAGGATTCACACAGTTAATTAATTCACAAGACGGATTAAACTATCTTAAAACGGTTTTATTTCACGTTGAAAGCGGTGAAATGATTGATTCAAATACTTTAATTCCATACGTACAACTAAAAGGCATGAACGACTTTCAAAGTTTTGGTTCGGGCGTTACGTATTTTCGTAGGTATTGTTTAAGTTCAATTTTAGGTTTAGTAACTGACAAAGACACGGACGCTTCAGGTGAACAAGAAAAACCTAAAAAAGAAACGTTGGATAACAAAAGATTTACCGATGCTTTGAAGGCAATTAACGAAGGTAAAATAACTATCGAAAAGTTAAAAGAGAAATTTCAATTAAGTGAAGCACAAGAAAAAGCCTTGTTATTATGAAAGTACGTTGTTCACAAATCGGTAAAATAATTACGAACCCCCGTACAAAGGGGGAACGTCTTTCTCAAACTACTAAAAGCTATATTTTAGAATTAGCAATACAAGAAAAATACGGAATATACAAAGAGTTCTGGAGTAGATACACGGACAAAGGGATTGAGGTAGAAGATGAAGCCATTAAGTTAGTAGGCGAAGTTCTAAACGTAGGCTTTATTTACAAGAATGAAGAACGAATAACGAACGAATATATAACTGGCGTGCCTGATGTAAACACGGATGTACTGATTGATGTTAAATCTTCTTGGGATGCGTTTACGTTTTTTGAAAAGGTAGTAGAAGACGAATTAAAAAACAAAGATTATTATTACCAGCTTCAGGGTTATATGTGGCTAACGGACAAACAAGAAGCTTTATTATGCTATTGTTTAGTTGATACGCCTTTGCAAATAGTAGAAGACGAAATTAGAAGGGAACACTGGAAACAAAACTTAATAAGTGAAAGCGACGATGTAAGGGCGTATATAGAAGACAAGCATACATTCGGACATATACCTAAGGAAAAGCGCGTTAAAACGCACGTAGTAAAGCGTGACGATGAAGTAATCGAAGCTATTAAAACACGAATAGAAGAATGTAGAGAATATTATAACAACTTAATTCAATTAATATGAATCCTGAAGTTAACCAAGAAATACAAGAATTAAAAAAAGAACTAAAAGAATTAAACCAATTAGTAAAAGCCTTATTAACGGTAACAGACGAAGGCGGTACTGTAAATGCTGATTCTTTAGTAATTAAAATGTTAAAAGTAAAAATAAATAAAAAGTAAAATGAAAACCTTAGATATAAAAGAATTAAAAGGTAAAACTTTATTATATATCCGTGTAGATAATAAATTAGATGAGATTTTATTTACTTGTAGCGATGGAACTCAATATAAATTATATCACGAAAGCGATTGTTGTGAATCTGTTATTATAGATGATATTAATGGAGATATAAATGATTTAATAAATAGTCCTATTTTAATAGCGGAAGAAGTAAATAATAATGATTTTATAAAAAACTTTGAAGAATCTTTTAAGTTAGAAGAAGGAAAAAACCCCGACTATGAATGGAACTTTAAAAATAAGTTTGGGGAAAGTAAACCCGAATCTTATACTTGGACTTTTTATAAATTAGCAACTATAAAAGGATATGTAGATATTCGTTGGTTTGGATGTAGTAATGGTTATTATTCTGAATCAGTAGATTTTGTAAAACTTTAAATAAATAAAAATGGAAAAGAGAGACAACAGCGGAGCGTTATTCACAAACGACAAAAAGACGAAAGAAACGCACCCCGATATGAACGGTAAAATAACAATTTTAGGGCGTGAATTTTACATTAGCGCATGGAAAAAACAAAGTAACAATGGTAAAAACTATTTAAGCTTGTCAGTTAAACCAGCTGAAGAACAACAAGCGAAGCCACAAAGCAATGATATTTCCGACTTCTTAAATGATTTCTAAATGAAAGCAAGTAAAATAATAGCAAATAGCGACGAACTAACGCGTAAAATGTTACGGGACTACCTACAAAAACACGAACTATCTTTAAATGCTTTTTGTTTGGATGCTAAATTGCACCAGTCAAATATTCACACGTTTTTAAACGGCAAGTCTTTAACAAGTAAAACGATCCAGCGATTAGCGAAATACCTAAATGAAAAAGGAATGTAACTCGGCTCTGGTAAGCCAACCCCCTGTCACTTAGATCGGCACTATGTCACGGGGGGTTTATAACACAAAGCTAAAAGATGTTTTAATATTTTTTAGCAACTGTTATATTTTTTTTTTGTAAAAGTGTTGTTTATTTAAAAAGTTATATTAATTTTGAAGAAATAATTAAAACAAAGCACTATGAAAACACGTAATTGGAAAATTGAAGCAGTAGATTTTTACAACCGTAAAGGATATTTCGATATTAACTTAGGTAGGTTCGGCTCAATGGAGTTTCAATTTGAAGTAGAATTTACAAGAGATGGAAACGAAGTAGAAGATTTACAAGTTTATATTACCCGTTATGATTTATATGACCACGAAGGTAGTTACGTAAAACACGGAATATTAAACAACCGTAATTCAAAACTAATTTGTGAAACATTAGAGGAATTAATTTACGAAGACCCAACTGAATTTGGTTTTGAGTACGAAGATGAAGCTGAAGAAATTTTACACTACCAAGAATTAATGCGCGACGATAGATAATTAAAAAAAAAGTATAACTTTGTAGTGTGAGATACATTCTACTACTACCGTTTTTGATAACCCTATTTATTTTAGATAGGGTTTTTCTTGTTTTGGTATATTGGAAAAGTGCGCATAAATTTGAAAGGTGGGTATATAAAGACGAATTAATATTGGAATCAATGTTTCGTGTTACAATAGGTTTATTAAGTTTTTTAGTTATTCAGTTATTTATTTCGATTTGGTAAATGAAAAGTTTTTATTAGAACTAAGTAAACACCACAAAGACTGGATTAAAATTGTAGGCACTTTTGGAGAGGAATTTTACGCTGAAGATATAGTTCAAGAAATGTATTTAAAAATGGCTGTGATAAATAACGTTGAAAGATTTTATTTAAACGGCAAACTGAATAAGAACTTTGTTTGGACTGTTTTAAGAAACATGACTTTTGATTATAAAAAAAGCAAAACACGAATAACAAAAGTAAGCATAACGGAAGCCTACCAACTAAAAGACGAATACTTACCTGAAATACTTGAAGCAAAGAAACGATTAGAAATAAAGATAAACCAAGAGGTTAAACAGTGGCACTGGTACGACCAACTATTATTTGACCTTTACCGAACTTCAGGAATGAGTACACGACAAATTGAAGGCGTTACTGGAATAAGTTTTAAAAGCGTATGGAAAACAATTAAGACTTGTAAAGAACGTTTAAAAGATAATGTAAAAGAAGATTACGAAGATTTAATTAATGAAGATTACGAATTAATAAAATAAATTATGAGTTGTCAAAATTTTGAAGTACCAAGAATAGATTGTTACGGTAACGTAATTAAAGAAAAAAAAGTAGAAACTAAAAAAAAGTTATATTATGGAAAAAAGAAAAAGACGAACAAAAGCCGAAATTGAAGCAAGTAAATTACCTATGTATAAAGTGGTAATTGATGAAAATGTTTCAGGTGTAGAAAAAATTAGTTTAGGATTAGGAGATACCGTTGAAAAGGTACTCGAAGTAACTGGAGTATCAAAGGTGGCTAAATGGTTACTTGGTGAAGATTGCGGTTGTGACGAACGCAAAGCAAAGTTAAACGAGTTATTTCCGTACCGTAAACCTGAATGTTTACTAAAAGACGAATACGAATATTTAAAAGAATGGTATTCTGAAACACGTTATTCAATGAAGCCTACTGAACAAAAGGAACTATTAAGAATTTACAATAGGGTATTTAAGGTAAATATGCAACCAACCTCTTGCGGTTCTTGTCTACGTGATGTAATGAATAAATTAGAAATATTATTTAACACGTACAAAGATGCCAATTCCTAAGCCACGAAAAGACGAAAGCAAAAAAGACTTCGTTCAAAGATGCATGATTGACGATACAATGACTTTTGAATATGAAGATATAGACCAACGTTTAGCGGTATGTTCAACAACTTATGAAGAAAAATTAAATGAAGTTAGTAAAGATAAGTGAGGTTAAACCCAACCCGAAGAACCCAAGAATAATAAAAGACGGAAAATTTCAAAAGTTAGTTAAGTCTATTCAAGAATTTCCTGATATGCTAAATAAACGTCCCTTAGTGGTTTTTACTGACGTAGACAATAAATACGTTGTCTTAGGTGGTAATATGCGTTTAAAAGCCTGTAAAGAGATAGGATTGAAAGAAATACCAATTATAATAGCAGACGAATGGACGGAGGAACAAAAAAACGAATTTTTAATAAAAGATAATGTAGGTTTTGGAGAATGGGACTGGGATAGTTTAGCAAATGAATGGGACGTTGAAAAGTTAGACGATTGGGGGTTGGATTTACAAATATTTAATAATGATGAATATGAAACAACTTTAGGAGGTGAGTCAATAAATATTACAAATGATTATATAGCTTTAATAACAATACAAGAAAATAAAATTGTAGAAGCTGAAAATTTATTGAAACAAATAGAATTATTAAAAGATAATGGAGTTATTGAAGTAACTATAAAATGATAAGAGCTGGCAGTAATAAGGCAACAAACAATGATTTTAAATACTTAGATTTAAAAATACAATTAAGGTTAGACGCTGTGAAAAAATTTGAAAGCGTAAATATTTTAGATTGCTTTGCTGGAGATTCTGTTTTATGGAAAAAAGTTTACGAAAAAACGAACACTAAAATAAACAGGTTTAAAATAGATGCTGATAAGAGATACAATGTAGATTTTATTGGTAACTCTTTAACGTATATTAAAAACAATAACATAGATAATTTTAATATTATTGATTTAGATAGTTGGGGTAGTCCTGTTCAGCATTTAGAAATAATATTTAAAAGTAATTTTAAAGGTGTTGTTATTTGTACTTATTGCAGTCCTGTATTAATGAATCCAGATAAGATATTAGCAAAAACTTTTTACGGTGATATTTACGAAACGTGTAATAAAAAAACGCTGCTTAATAAAGACATTGGTTTAATGTTTAAAACTTATTTATTCAAAAATAATATAAAAAATTATAACGGATTGATAAGTAAAAAGAAAATTTATTGTAGCTTTGAGATAAAGTAGTTATGGAAATTATAAAAAAACAAAATCAATTTATAACAAACGAAAAACATTTGGAGTATTTGCAAAGGTTAAAAAGATGCCAAGAAAATCATTTAAACGGTGTTTTTAGCGTCAGTATTAAATTACATACTGCAAAACACAAAACTAAAACTAAAGACTGTTTAAAGGAAGATTTAGATATTTTAAATGTTATTGATAAATCAATAAGTTTTTACAAACAGTAGTAATATGGCATACGATAAAAAAAAGATATACGAACAAGCAAAAGAAATGATTGTTAAACACCGATTGTTTTTTTTTGATGATATTATAGCCTACCTTCCTATTTCTTCAAGTACATTTTACGCTTGGGAAATGGAAAAATCGGAGGAGCTAAAAGAATTATTAAACCAAAATAGAACTGAATTAAAAGTTTCAATGCGTTCAAAATGGTATAAATCAAACGCACCAGCTTTACAAATGGCGTTAATGAAACTAATTGCTTCACCTGAAGAATTACGAAAACTGGCAATGAACCACACGGTAACCGAAGAAGCTGAAAAGCCTATATTTAATAAACTTGATATAGATGTTGACTAAAACAACAGCACAAAAAAAAATAGCACAATTAAAAAAAAGAATTAGAATTATTCAAGGCGGCACGTCAAGTTCAAAAACGTTTACAATACTTTCTTTTTTAATTCAATACGCTATTGACAATCCGAATAGCGAAATTTCAGTAGTATCTGAATCAATACCACATATTAAAAGAGGGGCATTAAAAGATTTTATAAAAATAATGCGATGGATAGGTAATTTCAACGAAGGTAATTTTAACCAATCAAGTCTTACATACCGATTTAATAAAGGTAGTTATATTGAATTTTTTAGCGCAGACCAACCCGACAAATTAAGGGGTGCAAGGCGTGATATTCTATTTATAAACGAATGTAACAACGTAAACTTTGAAAGTTTCCAGCAGCTTAATATTAGAACAAAGAAATTTGTTTACTTAGATTTTAATCCTACCGGCGAATTTTGGGTACATACCGAACTAAAAGACGAACAAGACAGCGACTTCTTAATTCTCACGTATAAAGACAACGAAGCCTTGGACAATAGTATTGTTCAACAAATAGAAAAGAACCGTTTAAAAGCTGAAACAAGCGCTTACTGGAGTAATTGGTGGAGGGTTTACGGATTAGGTGAAATAGGAATGTTAGAAGGCGTTATATTCAGTAACTGGAAAACTATTGATATACTACCTAAAGAAGCGAATTTAATAGGAATTGGATTAGATTTCGGTTATACGAACGATCCGACGGCAATAATAGAAATATACAATTACAACGGGCAACGAATAATAAACGAACTGAAGTATCAAACGGGAATGTTAAATAGTGATATTGCAAACGCACTACCGAAACACGTACCCGTTTACGCTGATTCAAGCGAACCTAAAAGCATTGAAGAAATAAAACGCTACGGAATAACAATTAAAGGCGTTACAAAGGGCAAGGATTCAATAAACTACGGAATAGATGTTATGCAACGTAATGAATATTTAGTTACTTCAAATAGCACCAACCTAATTAAGGAACTTCGGGCCTACTGCTGGGACACGGATAAGCAAGGCACACGCTTAAACAAACCGATTGACACAAATAATCATGGTATTGATGCGCTGCGATACCACGAAATGGAAACGTTAGGAATGAATTCTAACTACGGTAAATATCATATTTGGTAAATAAATAATATTTTGCACCCATTCAAGTATGCAAATAGTGTGAATTATCTTTACAAACTACAAAAACACGAATTAAAAGTTAATATATAGAATGAAAACAGAAATTGTAATACCTACTTCATTAAGTGAAATACCTTTAAAGAGCTACCAAGAATTTATGAAGGTAGTCGAAAAGTCAAATGACGAAGAATTTATAGGTCAAAAGACTATCGAGATATTTTGTGGTTTAAAAATGAAAGACGTTGTAAAAGTAAAATGGAGCGACGTTAAAAGCTTGACCCTACATTTAAACGAAATATTCAAAGCAAAGCCTAAGTTTCAAGCTACGTTCAAAATAAAGGATATGGAATTCGGTTTTATTCCTAATCTGGAAGATATGACTTTCGGTGAATACATTGATTTAGAAAGTAATATTTCAAGCGTAGAAACTTTTCATAAAGCAATGGCGGTAATGTACAGACCTATTACAAAGAAAGTAAAAGACCGATACGAAATATTTGAGTACAAAGGAACGGACGAATTTAGTGATGTTATGAAGTACGCTTCATTGGATGTTGTTTTAGGTGCAACGGTTTTTTTTTCGACTTTAGGAAGCGACTTAGTTCAACATACGCTTACCTCTTTGGAGAAGGAAATACAGAAGAATCCGAAGATAATGACTTTAGCGAAAGAACGCAATTTAATAAACGATGGGGATGGTACAATTCAATCTATGCGCTTTCTCAAGGAGACGTTACAAAGTTTGATGAAGTTACCCGACTGGGAGTTAGAAAGTGTCTTACCTACCTTACTTATGAAAGACAAAAACGAGAAATAGAAGATAGAGAATTAAAAAAAATACAACGACATGGCTAATTATTACACTGTATTAGATACGTTAAAAACCAACTTAGAAAACGATCCATTTGTAAACACGGTAACTCAAGGCGATATTTTTGCAGTCGATTTGGCAAAGCAAACAATATTTCCTTTAGTGCATATTATAGTAAATAACGCAACTTTTGAAAGTAATATAATTCGTTTTAACGTGAGTTTAATGGCAATGGATATTGTAAACAAATCAAAAGACGAAGACACAAATATATTCGACGGTAACGACAACGAGATTTACGTACTAAACACTATGCTTTCAGTATTGAATAGGTTGTACGAAGAACTTAGACGAGGGGATTTATTTTCACTACCGTTTCAAGTGGATGGCAACCCAACCTTAGAAGCCTTCGCTGAAAGGTTTGAAAACTATTTAGCTGGTTGGACTATGACCTTTGACATTTTAGTTCCTAACGAAATGACTGTTTGTTAATGAGTGAAAGATTAAAAGCCTTACAAAAGTTTCGTGATTTGGTAGTAGCTGAAGCAAAAGCCAATTTACAAAAGATGGGTAAAGATACCAGCGGCAAATTATCGAACTCAATAAAAGGCGACGTTAAAGAAATGCCTAACTCGATTGGAGTATATTTTGAAATGGAGCCTTACGGGAACTTTCAGGACAAAGGAGTTAAGGGTGCAAATCCAACTGGGTTACCTTCAAGTTCAAAAAACTACGGTAAACAAAACGCTCCTAATTCACCGTACAAATTCGGAAGTGGTACGGGACCAAAAGGCGGATTAACACGGAGCTTAGATAGTTGGATGGTCCGCAAAGGAATAGCACCACGAAATGTTAAAGGGCAATTTCAAAGCAGAAAAGGATTGCGCTTTATAATAGCTCGAAGTATTTACATGACTGGAATTAAACCAAGCCTATTTTTTACCAAGCCATTTGAAGCCGCCTACAAAACTTTACCAGATACGTTAATAGATAAGTACGGTTTGGATGCCGAACAGCTTTTAAATGAAATATTAGACCAAAATTTAAAGAATATAAAATGAGTATTTTTGCACGTTCACCTTATATAGTAGAAATATCCGAAACGGGACAAGACGGTTCTAAGTTAGAAGTATTTATTTGGAACGGTACGGGGAGCGCACCAGCTTCGCCAACTTACACTTTGAGTAAATTAATACCAGCTTCAAACAACGTAAAGACGTATTACAATATTTCGCCTTACATTCGTGAATATATCAGTTGGAATACAAGACAAGAAATTTATAATACTTTTCCATCAAGTCAAACTACGCAATGGTGTAACGTTCAATTGAAAAGATACAAATTAGACGGTGGTGTTTACACGCTACTTAGTACAAATTCTTACGTAGCTTATGACGGTTTTGGGTGGTATGAACAAGGATATAATTACACGCCGACCTACGACATATTACACGACGAAGGAACGTTTTTTTATTATTACAACGGATCAAGCCCCGCTGTTTTTTCAAGTTTACGAGCGGGTCACATAATGGTTCGTACGGGTACTGGTTACCAAGCGAAATATACAAACCTTGCTACGGCTGCTACGCAAACACAAGCCTTAACAAATAATACGGTAGTTGATGTTCCCCGCGTTTATTTCGGTAGTGGTTCATATTATGCTGGCGGTAACAAATTAGAAATTTTAGACGGTAGTAATAACGTACTTTGGACTGCATATTTCAAGCCTTACGAGAATTGTAGATATACGGCTGTTTTATGCGACTTCGTAAACAAGTACGGATGCTGGCAAAGAACGTGGTTTTTCGCTGCGAGTAACGATACATTCAGCATTGAAAACACGGAATATAATTTAATGCAAAGCACGTTCCCGAATTATAATACTTTAGAAGGTCAACGCAAGGTATTTAATACAACTGCGAAACGTAGCATAAAAGTAAATACGGACTGGGTAACTGAAAGCTACAATGATTTGTTGGAGCAGCTAATGACAAGCGAAAGAATATTAATAAACAGCTTACCCGTAAAGATTAACACGAAGTCAACGGAGCTATTCAAGAATATAAACCAAAAAATGATTAACTATTCTTTAGAGTTTGACTTTGCTTTCAATGCAATAAATAATGTAATATGAGGCAAGTACAGGTTTATATTGAAGGTAATAAGATTGAACTATTTGAAGACGAACAAATTAACGTTACTTCGAGCGTTCAAAACATTAACGATATTTCAAAAGTATTTACGGACTTTTCGCAAAGCTTTACCGTACCCGCTTCAACCGTTAACAATGAAATATTTCAGCACTTTTACCAAACGGATGTAGATAGTACAATAGACCACAATATAAGAAGAAACGCGTTAATTGAAATTGATTTAACTACTTTCAGACGTGGTAAAATTCAGATTGAAAAGGCGAATGTAAAAAACGGAATGCCTGAAAATTACCAGCTTACTTTTTATGGTGAAATACGAACGTTAAAAGATTTGTTTGGCGAAGATAAATTGAATCAATTAGATTTTAACGCGCTGGAGTTTGCTTATACGGGTACTCAAATTTATAATAGAATAACGGATATTGCAACAGATTACGACGTTCGTTACCCTTTAATTGCAAGTAACAGAGTATGGACGTACCACCACGGGAGCGAAGATATTACACAAAACGCACACGCAATACAATACGATGAATTATTTCCAGCGGTAAAAATAAATAAAATATTTGGCGAAATAGAAAACAAATACGGCGTTACTTTTACGGGAACATTTTTAACAGACCCGAGATTTACACAATGTTTTTTGTACGGTAAAAACACGAATGAATATACCTTTTTAACTGAAAGCACGGACGTTATAATAGATCAAGTAATAGCAACGGTTATTGAAGATAACACGTTACCAAACCCAGCTGATTTAACTTACACAGATATTTACCAAGACGAAATAAATGTATTATTTGCACAAGACGTTCAATTTAGTGTTATTAGTTTTCAAGTATTAAATCAATCAGCAGTTGGAACTTGGTATATTGACGTATTTCAAGACGGTAATTTTTATCAATCAATTGAAGGAAATACTACGGGGGTTTTTGGTAATATAAGTTTTCAAAACGTTTCAGGGTTAAATACAACTTTAACTTTCAAAATGAAAGCAACGGTTGCTATGAATGTAGATATGTTAATCAATTACCAAATAACAGGAGTAAACGGATTAAGTAATTACGCACAAATAAGCACTGTACAAACTGTTTTAGCTGGTAATGTAAGCATTAATTCAACGCTGCCAGATATGAAGGTAGGCGATTTCTTTTCAGGCGTTTTAAAAGAGTTTAACGCAACTTGCGTAGCTACTTCAGAAAACACTTTTGAAATACTACCTTTAGAAGATTGGTATTCACAAGGCGCTATTGTAGATATTACAGAATATACCGATATTGATTCAATAGATATTGAACGAATTAAGTTGTATAAAAAAATAGCTTTTAAATATCAACAATCCGAAAGTTTTGTTAATCGTAATTTCTTTAAAATATCGAATAGCGAATACGGAAATATGGAATACCAATTTGCGTACGATGGCGACGAGTATGTAATAGAAGTTCCTTTTGAAAATTTATTATTTACCCGTTCGGTAGGTGCGTCAAGTAACTACGCTATTTTAGGTTATTGCCTTAATGAAAGCTTCAACGCTTATACGCCAAAACCGATGCTGCTTTATTTGTATGGCGAAAGCAATGATTTAAGTTCACACCCTATTAGATTTTACGATGGAACTACGCACCAAGATATTGATTCATTTGCTTTATTCGGTCAAGACCTTAGTTATCAAAACGAAAAATATAGTTTAAACTTTGGAGCTGAAAATTCAGTAATTCACGAAGAAACAATTCAACAAGGTTTATATGCTGAATATTATTTTCCGTATTTAGTTAATTTATTTAATTTAAAGAATAGATTAGTCAACGTTAAGACGAACTTACCTATTTCTTTACTGACTAATTTACAACTGAATGACCGTCTTATTATAAGAGATAAACGCTATATAATAAACGAAATGAAAAGCAACCTTACTACGGGTCAAGTAGATTTCAGTTTGTATTTAGATTTTCGACCTTTAACAAGCGGTAAACCCTACGTGCCAAGTTTTGACGCACAATGTTTAAACGTTCCTATTAAGTTTATTAACGGTGCGGTAAGTGCTACTATTACAACAACTTTTGGCGGCGTTACAATTACGCCAAGCACAATAACAAGTAGTGAAACAATTGTAGTTTGTATTCCTGAAAACACGAATACGCCTTCAAACATTTTAGCCGAAAATTCGGACAGCTTAATTACTGAAGAATTTCAAAACTTAATAACGGAAAATTCAAGCGTTCAAGTTATTACATTGACTGTAACTTACACTTTTGGGGATGGAAGCACAACAGTAAACACAATTCAAATATTACAACAATGATTCAATTAATTTTAGAACTCTTAAAAGCGGACGATTTCTTTGGAGTGAGTGAAATAGTGGACGTGGCAAAAGGAAAACACGAACTAACTGGAAATATTAAAAAGATTTATAAACAAGAAAAGCGTAAACAATGGCTGAAAAAAGAACGATTGAATTAGAAATACAAGACAATAGCAAAAGTCTAAAAGCGCAATATAAAGAAGCCGTTGCAGAACTTCAAAGAGTAAGCGCTGCCTATGGTGAAACAAGTGCTGAAGCCGTAAAAGCGGCACGGGCTGCAGCTGAATTAAAAGACCAAATAGGATTCTCAAAAGATTTAGTAGATTCATTTAATCCTGATGCTAAATTTAATGCTTTGTCACGTTCTATTGGTGGCGTATTAGATGGCTTTCAAGCCTTTCAAGGTGCTTTGGGTTTAATAGGTGTTGAAGGTGACCAAGTTCAAGCCGCAATGTTAAAAGTACAAAGTGCAATGGCACTTTCTCAAGGTATTCAGGGCGTAATGGAAGCCAAAGATTCTTTATTACAACTTGGAACTGTAATGAAGTCAACAGCAATAGGACAAGCCGTTTTAACTGCTGCAACTGCTGCTTATAATATTGTAGTTGGAACAAGTACGGGTTTAATGAAAGCTTTTCGTATTGCTATGATTTCAACTGGAATAGGTGCTTTAGTAGTTGGAGTTGGTTTATTAGTTGCGAATTTTGATAAAGTAGTAAACGTTGTAAAAAATGTAATAGGATATTTCAGTAATCTAAGCGGAACGGCAAAGAATATTATTTCTGTAATGTTTCCTATTGTTGGAATAATTCGTTTAATTGCTGCTGCCTTAGAAGAACTTGGTGTTGTTGAAACTGAACAAGAAAAAAAACAACGTGCAAGGGATGAAGCGACAAAAAAAGCCGCAAATAATCGAATATACGAATTAAACAAAGAAAAAAATCTACGTGAAAAGTTAAGCAAGGTAATGGAAGATGCTTATAATAAGCAAGACAAAGCCATGAGCCGCGAAATTGCATTATTAAAAGCACAAGGAAAAGATACTACAGCACTTGAACGCGCACGTTTACAAGCCACTATTAGATACCAAACAAATTTACAGAATGAGACCTATGCTTTATATCAGCAAAACAAAGAAAAAAATGATTTAATAAAAACAGAATTATACGCAATAGGAGTAAGGGAAAACGATTTTAAAGCATATAATAAATTTATTGGTGAATCAAGTGCTATTCAAAAAGATTTAGCTCAACAAAATGCTAAGGCGAATGAAGCACGATTAGATGCCGTAAATCAGTTAGCTATATTTGAAGCCGAAGTACAAAAAAGAAATGCAGAAAGTCAAAGTAATTATAACCAGAAAAGCGTTCAATCTGAACAAAAAACGGTAAAAGAAAAACTTGATATTTCAAGACGTTTAGAAGATGAGAAATTACGCATAATGGAAGACGGCTTTGATAAAGAATATGCCGTATTAAAAGAGAAAAAGAAACGTGATAAAGAGGATGCTGATAAACAATTTAAAGAAGGTGTTTTAAAAAAAGAAGATTACGAAAAATTATTACTTCAATTAGATGAAAGTTTTGAAGCTGATAGGAAAAAATTATATGACAAATCCTTTAACGACAATTTAAAACAAAAAGATTTTACAGTTCAATCTTTAATTGACCAAAAGAAAACAGAAGCGGAAATTGAAATGGCTGCTTACGTTGAAAAAAAAGCGGTACAAAAACAACAAGACGAAGAAGAAAAAGCAAGAATTGAACAGTTAAACCAAGACAAGTTAAAATTAGCAAAAGACGGATTACAATTAGTTTCAGATTTAGCAGATTTATTCGGGAGTCAAGACGAAAAAAAAGCAAAGTTAGCGTTTCAAGTAGATAAAGCGGCAAAGATTTCAAGCGCTACAATAACAGGTTATGAAGCCGTATTGGAGGCGTATAAAACAGGTCAAAAATCACCGTTAACAGTTGCGTTTCCAGCCTATCCGTATGTACAAGCTGGACTCGCTGGTGCTTTTGCAGCCGTTAATATAGCAAAGATTGCAAAGAGTCAATTTAAAGCATCTGGCGGTGGTGGTTCGACTTCAAGTTCTGGCGGTGGTGGTGGCGCTGGTGCTGCTCCTATGACTGCGAATTTCAATACAATAGGTTCAAGCGGTATTAATCAATTAGCACAATTACAACAAACACCTACACAAGCTT